CTCGCACTCACTCGATTGTGTTTATTATCGCATAGTTACAATAATTTTACATGGATCATTAAAATCCCTATTGATATCTACAACTATAGGTAGATGCATACCATTAGCACTATTAACTGTGATGGTATTCTTATATTCATCAACTAAGGAATCGAATAGTTTAGCATCTGTAGTATATATGATAAAGTCAATATAGTTCTCATAGATGATATGATCAATCTTAGATTGCAACAAGTCATGACCTTTCAAAATACTGTATAGTAGACTAGATTCGCCAAAGTAATCTACTATATATTTTCTCGTTTGTTCGCAGTCTCCATTGCCGAATTTGCAGAAAAATTCGACGATATCCATTTATATAAATCCCCTTTTAATTAAAGCATTCCTTCAAGAGCATCTTCGAAGCGTGCCATATCTTCCCTTGTCATCGCTGGTGTTTCAGTCTTAGTACCTTGGTCAGGTGGAACTAAACCAGCTTGTGGATGACCTCTATAGGCAGCTTGCATATACTTATACTTTTGCTCTTCATCTTTTTTATGTTTTTCTTTTTCAGCAGCTGCATCGGCAGCTTCTCTACGATCTCTAATAAATTTATATAGAAGCATCAAATCACCTATAGGCATATTCAATGCTTCTATTATACTTAATCTACCTCGATATTCGTAACAAACATTATCAACTAATTGCATTAGTCGAGCATGTGAATCAACCGATGCCGTGTAAAAACAAGTTCTTGAGCATTCATAGGAATAGCTTCAATTTCTGCACCACATTTAGGGCATGTAGCTGCAGGTACTTGGTAAGAAATATTGATATTTTTGTTATTGTCTTCTAAGTATTTGCCAATGAAAGATTGAAGTTCTTTAAATTCATATGCAGATAACTTAGATAAGATTTTATAAATACCTTGGATACGATATTTATAAGTTTTAACGATATCATTAGGAGCTGTATTAAATTGAATAGGAATCAATTCTTCATTGTCTTCATCAATTTCATATACTGTAGAGATACAGTGGGATATATTGATGATACCAGCGTATTTTTCACGGAAGCCTTCATTTAATAGACGTTCTTCAAACATGGAGTTGTAAATTTTAGGAATTACAATACCAAATGCATAGTCACCATTAGCTACATAGATTTCTTCTTCAAATGTTGGAGGGAAAGAAGGATCTTTAGCAATGGTTTTATTGAAAGTTTCTTTATCAGCTTCTGTTTCAAATTTAACCATATCAATGATAGGTCGTTTTTCAGTATAGAAGTGTTTACATTTAGGGCAGCTAAATGGAATAATATTAGAAGTACTGAAGTTAGCATTATATAATGCAAAGAATAAGTGATTCAAGTCTTGATAGTTCAATAACTTCAACCATGCTTCCATATCCATATTACGGCATTCAGGAGCTAAGTGTTTATATAGAGTGCTGAATACTGTACGAGCTTTACCAATATCATTTGCAGAATCAGCATATGGATTGATTTCATCCATTTCGATTGCAGATAGTGGAGTCATAGAGATGGATACACCAGTAGCGAATAAACCCCATTCGAAGTATTTCTTTTCAACTGGTTTAGAAAGTACTTTAGTAAATGCAACAGGACGTTTACGTACACGGAATTTACTAATATCAGGTTTACGTTCACCTACTTCATCTAATTGCTGACGAAGTACACGAGCAAACTCTTCCATATTACGTTGCTGTTGTTTTTCTAACTTAGCACGTTCAGCTTCTTCTTTATCTTCATCAAGACCAAGGTCTTCTAAGAGTTCATCGTCATAAAGCAATTCATCTTCATCATCAGTAGCTTCTACTACTTCTACAGCTGGTACTGCCGCATCAGATACATCAATAGTTTCTACACTTACAGCAGGTGTTGTAGTAGCAGATGCAGTTACATTAGATACAGCATTTTCAGCTGCAGTTTCATAAGCTTCAAATTCACGTTCAATATCATCTTCAGGAAGAAGAGTATTAATGCTAGTGGAAGCTTTGATTTCTTCATCAGACATAACGTGTTCAGCTTCATCACGACGAATAGCTGCACGATCATCATCAGAAAGCTCTGGATTCAAATCCAATGTAGGATCATATTTAGATGCTACTTGAGGATTTTCTTCACCCATAGCTTTAAGGTCTTCATATTCACGACGCATTTCGTGGATTTCTTTTAGAGCTGGACGGAAACGACGTTCAATAGCATCAGAGATACCATTGTCTAATTCTTCCATTAAACCATCACGAGCTTCTTGTGTTTTATCTTCTTTGCCAGAAGGGACGATTGCACTAATATCTGCAGATTGTAAAGAATCCGCATCAAATGTAGGTGCAACAGGAGCTGTAGGTTGAGGTTCAGCTTCTGTTTTAGGTTGTTCTTCTACAGCAGTAGCTTCAACTTTTTCTTCTTCTACTGGTGTAACTTCTTTGGAAGCTTTTTCTTCTTCCAACTTCTCTTTCATGAGGTCTGCTAGTTTTACATTTTCAGACATGGTTCCTCCTAAACAATTTCATCATTCATCAACATTTTTAAAGTTAATTTATCTCGATCATAGAAGTATCTAAATTGGAATTGATCTACAGTCATATCAATGATCATAATATTCTCCCCGTTATTAGAGAAGCCAATATTAACCTCGACTGCTATAGTATTATCAAGATAGTCTTTTATTTGATCTTTAATAGCCTGACTTAGCTCAATAGCTCTATCAGACTGCATATACCTATATTTACTGATTAACCCTAGACCCATTTCTGGACTATGAGTTATTGTGCCTGGTTCTAATAGCATTAATCGCATAATTAGAGTACCAACAGCATTAAAGTTCTTATATGTAAGTGGAGTTTTGTAACTGTCAGTAGACAAAGAATATTCCTTTAAAAGGGTAGGAAGTTCTTTAGTCTTGGCAGTTATGAAAGTAATATCATCAGCCACGATAAATTCTCCTTTCATATTAATATATTACTACTTAGTTCTAGGGTTTAAAATATACACAAATAGCTATTTTTAACATAGCATTAAATTGATATACACTCATTAAGGAGGATACAATGGCAACTGAACGAAGAATAGCTTGTCCATTATGTCGACGTAAAGATTTCAAAGACAAGTTAATCAGACACATAGAAAAAGATCATGAAGATATTATCGGCGAAATCTCTGCCGAGCAGTTCTTATATGATAAAACTCATCCAGGTTCTGGTAAATGTATCGTATGCGGTAATATGACAGACTGGAATGAAAAGACTGGTAAATATCACAGAGTATGCTCTAATCCTAGATGTAAAGAAGAATTAAGAGCTAAGTTTAAAAAGAATATGATTAGAGTTCACGGTAAAGTATCTCTATTAGATGATGCTGCTCATCAAGCTAAGATGTTAGCCCATCGTAGTATTAGTGGTACCTATGTATATAGTGATGGTACTAAGTTTACTTATACTGGATCTTATGAGCATAAAGCTATAGAGTTTATGGATAAAGTTTTACACTGTAGCTCTAAAGATATTATTATGCCTGGTCCGGTTATTGATTATACTGATCAATATGGTAATTCTAGACAATGGATTACGGATATTTACTACGTTCCTTATAATTTGATTATCGAAGTTAAGGACGGTGGGGATAATCCTAATAATCGTCAAATGGATGAATATCGTGCTAAGCAAGTTAGTAAAGAAGCTGAGCTTATTAAGCTTGGTGAATATAACTATCTAAGATTAGTAGATAATAAGTTTGTCCAACTTATGGAAGTATTAGCATTACTTAAAGATCAAGAGATTAATGATCCTACTACAACTAATAAAGTTATTAGAATTAATGAATCTACAGTATACGATGATAGGTTCTTTACTCTAGACGATGTAGAAAAGTCTGAGGAAGATAATGAAGACATTCCTACAGAATATGATATCATTAGACGTTTATCTGACTTAAAAGAATATGCTGCTAGAGAGCACATGGGTGTTGGAGCTGTAGGTGGTATTGTAGGAACTATGGATGGTAATATGCTAGTCCAATATACTCCACATAGACATTCATTTAGTGGAGAGAAAGATGGCTTTGGTGTAGTTGATGATAAGAAGTCAACTA